TCATTGTCAGAACGGACATCGTAATGGTAAAGGCGGACGGTTGCGGAGTAAGTATAGGTAATCATGATCTTTGGGCCGTCGCCTTTGGAGGCACCACCACCCATGAGTCCAATGAGAGTTTGATCAATCATCCACTCACGGGTGTTGCCTCGCACAGAAAGAACGCGCGAGGCATTTTCCCACGTAGTGGACGTGAGATTATCCATGAGCATGGACTTGGACCGGACGGGGAACTCTTCGTTGTAAGCTTCACGGTAGGACGAGAACATAATGGGAGACAACTCGTTCCAAACAGCTTCAGAATGGAGGGAAAGTTCGTGTATAGCAATGGAAAAATTGTCTTGAGCAACCATGTTGTTCTTATCCCATTTGGGATGGTAGTAGCAGAGTTCACGGATGGTCTCTAGAGAAATTGGAGCAACGTAGCGGTCATAACGGGGTTCATGACGCCACTGACACTTAAGGAAAGTGACCTTCTCAAGAGGTTCCCAGTCGTTGGAAACAACAGGGAGTTTTTCAGCGGTGGTGTATTTAAGACCAATCGCAGCGAGCAATGGGGTCCAAGCAGTGGGCTTGAACCATGAACGAACAGGAGCAGCAGGATGTACAACGTGATCGTCACCTTGGAATATGGAAGAAACAGAGGAATCGAAGGCAAGGGTGCCAGCCACTTTTCCAAGAGGATGGAGATTGCGGAAAGAATAACGGAATCCAATCTTGGCGTAGAGGGAGGCGGTGACAGCAGTAGCAAGATGTCCAGAGCAATAAGCACTGAGGACTTCAAAGATCAAGTCACCAAGAATCACATTGAACTCACACATATCGAGCCATAAAACGCGACGTTGGAGGTCTTCGATCGGTTTGGACTTGTGGTAAAGGCGCATGAGAATGCACTCATGAATGCACATGTTGATATACTTTCGTGTGCTTGTGTCTAATCCGGCAAAGTCACCGGCATACATGCCTTCACCTTCAGTTCCAGTGCGTTTGAGATGGCGTCCAGCCAGATCCCATTCGCGGGAATAGCGATTCATTCCGATAGCGAGGCCGTTGCGGATACGGCCTTCTTGAAGTTCAGCGAGAAGGTCGCCGTACATCATCTTACAGGCAATGAAGTAGGGCAGGGGAGTCGGCATAATGAGGCGAGTGTTACCAGCTTCCCATTTCGGAAGGGAGCGCAATTCATCTTTTGGAACGGCCATAGTGACGTGATTCAAGCGCACACCGCGAGCAGCGGCGTCGAGAATCTCCAACGTCATACGTTTGAGATCGAGGAACTCAGGTGTGGTCGGGTCAATGGGACCTTCGACACCGAGCCACTTGGTCTTGCCAGGCTTGCCATCGGATTGTTTCACCAACGGCCAACCGGGACTTGTCTTGCGAACGATTGACTTAATACGGCCAGTTCCATCGCCGCAGACAGCTTCTTCAAATGTGAGGACACGGAGATCTCGGGGGGGGCGGAAAGAATTGCAGTTGACAATAGAAGCAAGTTCGGCTTCACAACATTCACGAATGCCATCGAAGCACTCGAGATGAACTGGAATGTCAACATAACGGGCAACGGCAGAACGGATAGGGTCAATGAGCACACCTTCGGCATTTCGGAAACGCTTGAGACGGGCAGGACGGCGAGTTGAGGGCATGAGAACAGCCATCTGAGTCTTTTGCATTTTGGACGGTTCTAGCTCATTTTCAACACCAACACTGGGGGCCATCTTGGGATCGACCTGGGCAATGTTGGTAGAGCCATTGGGGGCAGTAGGAGTGGAGACTGTGGTCACAATTGTAGGAGGACGAGAAATTTGCGGGGGCCATTGAGTGAGGATCTTGTCGACAGTCTCACGAGTAATCATCATACCAGTACCAAGTTGCATCTGGTCATCACCAGAAACATGAATGGACACAATCTTTTCACCCTTGGTCTGGGAGTTTCGTATCACACCAAGCGCACCACAGTCACCTTCTTGGAAGTCACCATAGTACGCGTAAGCATGAATGATCTTAATGAGGCCATGGTCAGGGGAGTAAGCCTCAATATTCTCGTCAGTATGAGCAACAACAACGCGTTCGACAATGACAGGCACTTTGTCGATGAGGCGAGGAACGTAAATGGCCATGGGGAAATTGCCTTTGGCAAACATCTCATGGGTCTTCTC